CTCGCACTCGACCTGGCTGCACTGAGCGGCTCGGGCGCTAGCAACCAGCCCACCGGCATCGTCAACCAGGCTGGTGTCGGGTCTGTGGTCGGCGGTACGAACGGTTTGGCGCTGAGCTTCGATCACCTGATCCAGCTGAAGTACGCAACAAAGTTTGCCAATGCTCCGCAAGGTGCCGCGGCTTTCGCGCTCAACAGCAAGGCGATCGGCTTCCTGTCGACCCTCAAGGCTTCGACCGGTCAGTACCTGTGGGATCCCCAGGGCGGCCTCACCTCTGCCAGCCCTGACCGTGTGAAAGGCTCGCCGTACGCTGAATCGCAGCAACTGCGCAGCACCCTCACCAAGGGCAGCTCCACCGGCATCTGCAGCGAGCTGATCTACGGCAACTGGCAAGAGCTGTTCATCGCCATGTGGGGCGTCACCGAGATCATGGTCAACCCATACGACTCGGTCGGCTTCACCACAGGCGACGTGCTGATCCGCGCCTTCCAGACCTGCGACATCGGCGTGCGCCACGGCGCCTCGTTCGCAGTGATGTCTGACGCACTGACGCCAGGTTTCTGATCCGCTTGTCTCCGGTCTCTTCGCAGAGGCCTTTGCGGGCCGCCTCAGGGCGGCCCGTTTTTCTTCACCCAATCATCAGGAGATCGCCATGAAATTCCAGGTTCGCGAGGGCTTCGTTTGCAAGCTCATCAACAAGATCGACCTCGGCAACGACAAGTTCGAGCTGCAGGAAAACACCATCTACGGCGGCCAGGTGGTCGACCTGACCACAGAACAAGCCGACGCGCACGCGCACAAACTCGACCCGAAAGACAAGGCCGCCGAGGCCTACCTCGCCGCCAAAGTGGCACCGGTGTCAGCACCAGCCGGCGTGTCTGCCGAGCACCTGGCGCTGGTGCAGGCGATGGCCGCGGAGATGGCCAAAGCAATCGTTGCAAGCCTGCAGGACGCTATCAAGCCAGCCGTGCCTCCCGCCAAGGCCTGAGCAACGTGCCGCTTTCCGAGAACCCCGATGTCTTCTTGCGTGACTTCGGTGTGCCCTGCGTGGCCAATGCGCAGAGCTTCACCGGCATTCTCGACACGCCCGACGAAACCATGAACATGGGCGGCGTCAACGTGCTGTCGACCATGTACACGCTGCGCTGCAAGAGCGCATCGGTCACGGCCGCCGGCATCGCCAGCGGCACCGCCGTCACCGTCAACGGTGTGGCATTCGTCGTGCGCGACGTGATCCTGGAAGACGACGGGGTTTTCAGCCACCTCTCCATGAGCAAGTAACCCCAGGAACACATATGCCTCACTTCACTATCCGCGCCGGCTTCACCCTGCGCGATTCCGACGACAGCCTCAAGACCGGCGGCGACACCATCGAGCTCGATACCGCCATGGCCGAGTTTCACCGCGACAAGCTCGACCCTGTGCAGGTGCCTGCAACACCCACGCCCGCACCCGACGCAGACACCGAGCAAACCACGTGACAACCCTGCGCGAGCAGATCACCGCGCGCGTGGCCACGGTGCTCGGTAACGCCACGCCGGCCGGTGCCAATGTGTTCCGATCGCGCGAAGCCTCCATCACGCGGGGCATGACGCCGGCCATCGTCGTCATGCCCGACAACGAACGCGACACCCGCATGGGCGGCGGCACCGACCGGCACGAGCTGACCCTCGCCCTCGAGATCTTCACCCGCGGCGATCCATGGGACACGCTTGCCGACGCCACGGCCGAGGCCGCGCACAAGGTCATGACCACCGATGCCACCATCGCCGCCCTCGCGCTCGACGTGCGCAAGGTCAGCACCGACTACGAGTCGCAAGAGGCCGACCGCACAGCCGGCACCTTGTCAGCTCGCTACCTCATCACCTACCTGAGCAGGTCCAGCGACCTGGCTGCTCAGCCCTGAAGCAGATTTCCACCCTCCGTCAACCCGCCCGCCTCGGCGGGTTTTTCATTTCTGAAAGGCCATCACCATGTCTCAATTCGCATTCGGTACCGGCAGCCTGTGGGGCACCCAGACGCAGGATGCCTTCGGCACAGCCATCGCCAACCTCACCCCGCTCAAATTCGGCGAGGTGCAAGACGTTGGCATCGACATGAGCCGCGACATCAAGCTGCTGCACGGCCAGCTGATGATGCCGGTGGCCGTGGGCGGCGGAAAAATGAAGATCGACGTGAAGGCGAAGTTCGCACGCATCTTCGGCCGCCTCTTCAGCGACCTGTTCTTCGGCCAGACGCTCACCGGCGGCACGCTCACCGGTGTGCAGAACGACACCACCGGCGCCACCATCCCCACCACGCCGTTCACGATCACCGTGGTGCCGCCCAGCTCCGGCACGCTTGTGCGTGACCTTGGTGTGGTCAATGCCAACGGCCTGCCGCTCACCCGCGTGGCCAGCGCGCCGGCCGCCGGCCAATACAGCCAGGCGGCCGCCGTGTACACCTTCGCCGCGGCCGACGTGGGCACGCAGGTGTTCATCAGCTACACCTACACCGCCGCGGTGGCCAATGCCAAGACCATCAGCATCGTCAACCTGCCGATGGGTTTCATGCCGACCTTCGGCATGGACCTGGCCGTCACATTCAACGGCAAGCAGAGCAACTGGCGCTTCCCGAACTGTGCGGCCGGCAAGCTCGCCTTCGACCCGAAGCAAGACGATTTCACGCAGATGGATCTCGACATCTCCGTCTTCGCCGACTCGGCCGGCAACATCGGCACCATCGGCCTGTCGGAGTAAGGCATGCGCGAATTCATCAAGCTGACCCTTGCCGAGCAGGACTACACCTTTCGCGCGCTCGACCTCGACCAGATCGAGGCCATGGAGCCGCACTTCGAGACCATCAATCAGTCCAAAGGCACCAACGGCCTGATGGACAAAGAGGTAAGAGCGGCGATGGCCGAGCTGGTGTGCGCCAGCCTCAAGTTCAAGCACCCGGACATCACCCCGGAACGGGCGCGCACGCTCGTGACCATGGGCACCTTCAAGCAGGTGCTTGAGGCGATTGCCGGCATCAGTGAGCTGAAAGGTGGCCCGGGGGAAGGCGTGGCGGGCCAGTAGATTGGGGCGACCTGCGCTCTCATGTCATCGCCTGCACGGGCTGGTCGTGGGAGTACGCAGGCACCTTGACACTGCCCCGCCTGAACGCACTCAACCGCTACTGGAAGCTGCACCCGCCGGTGCACCTGCTGGTGGCGCAATACCTCGACTACAAAGCGCCGGCTTCAGCTGCGCCTGAGCGGCAAGACGAAGCCATGGCCGAGTTGATGGCCTCCATGCCTATACAGGCCGATGCGCCGAAGCTCGACACCAGCGCCTGGGACTCTTTTTTGAAGGAACGTGATCATGGGTGATAGCACCAAGAAGGTGGAATACGAGATCACCGCCGACGGCAGTGGCTTCGTGCAGACCATGGAGCGCACGGCGCAATCGGCCAGCGGCGCGGCGGCCACGATCAAGTCTCACTTCGAGAGCGTGGGCGGCGTGTTCCAGGCCGTGCAGAAGCAACTGCTGCTAATCACCGCGGTGGTCGCTGGCGGCGCCTTCTTCAAAGAAGCCATCGCTGCCACCAACAAAATGACCGGCGAGACCATGCTGCTCAGCAAGCGCCTTGGCATCACGGCCGAAGAGGCGGCCACGCTCAACACGGCGCTCGGCGACATCGGTACCGACAGTGAAACCTACGTCAGCGCCTTTGACAAATTCGCCAAGCAGATCAAGAAGAACGAGACCGGCTTGCAAGACCTCGGCCTGGTCACGCGCGATTCGAACGGCAACCTGCGCGACAGCAACACGCTCTACCGCGAAGCGCTCGAAGAGGTAGGCAAATACAAGCCCGGCCTGGACCAGACAACGGCCGCCATGTCGTTCTTCGGCAAGTCGGTCGACGAAGTCATGAAGCTGCAGAAGCTCAACAACGCCGTGCTCGAAGAAGCCCAGCGCAAGAACGCGGCGCTCGGGCTCACCATCAGCAAAGAGAACGTTGAGGCCAGCAAGAAGTACAAGGCCGCGATGAACGACGTGGGCGACGTGCTCAACGCTGTTCAGAAAGCCATCGGCGATGCAGTGATGCCCGTGTTCACCGAGCTGGCCACCTACTTCGCAGAATCTGGTCCGTATGTGGTGAACATTTTCAAAGGCGCGTTGACCGGCCTGCTGGTGGTGTTCCGCTCGGTGAAGCTGGCCATTCAGGTTTTCTCCAGCGCAGTATTCGAGACCATCAACCTGATCATCGACCAGGTGGGCAACCTGTCGGACATGTTTGGCGCATTGTTCCGCGGTGACTTCAAAGGCGCAGCCGATGCATTCAAGAAGTGGGCAGACCGGCCGATCGAGGCCATCAGACGTGTTGTCTCCGAAGGCAAGGCAGCTTTCACGGAAGCGCAGGAGAGCTTCAGCTCGGACGTGAGCCGCATCTGGGGCAAAGGCACCGCCGTCGGTGCACCCAAGGGTGGCGAGAAGCGAATGGGGGAGATGGACAAGGGCGGTGGCCAGGACTCCGGCCAGATGGCGGCCTGGGAGGCCGAACTCGCCGAGCGCAAGCTCTTGATTGCCGAGCGCGCCCGCGCCGAAGGCAGCTTCCGCGAGATGAGCAAGCAGGAAGAGCAGAGA